AGTCTGTATCTTTAGAAAATACAATAGAGTCTAATTTCCAGTTACCTACATCACTTGGAGATGTTAGTGTAGATGTTCCCACAACAGGAGTAATGGTAGCTTCTGTCCATAAGAAATCCCAATTAAACCACCTGCTTTGTATGTCTAAATCAGCTTGCTTCACATAACGCACGACAGCATTCTCTTCTTCTGAAAGAGATGTTGATGTAACGCTAGATGGCCCTGTTCCTGGGATGCCAATATCCCTCGCCATATTTTGACACAAAACTAGATAAGTACTCATTTCAAATTCTTCATTATGTCCTTACAAATATCGTTTGGTTTTATATTGGCAGCACACATTGCGCCGCCAGTATGCTCATCTCTTCTACATGTGTTAAATCCGTAATGCAGTTTATGACAAGGAAAACAAAAATTATCATAATGGTCTGGGCCTAAAGAAGTAGTATTTTCCCAATGCTTCGATAAATTTTCTTCAGAAGAATGAGAAAGCATTACAATCTTATGATTACTTAAAGTAGAGGCCGCGTTCAATACACCAGTTTCTGGGCCAATTACTATAGAACAACGATCTATAAAAGAAAGGGTTTTTCTTATCGACCACTTGCCTGACTTTGTTACAACCCTTTTTTCTTTTTCCCATCCTTGCTCTAGAAGTTGACATAACTCATCACCTACAGTAACAAAAGAAACATCCTTTCTTCTAGATAAAACATCAGCTATTACGCTATCAGTCCAGGGGTATACTTTATGAACAGAAGAGCCTGATAAAGACCACAATATTACATGTCTAGACTTTATCTTCTTTCTTTCTTTTTTAGCCCATTCCTTTTCTTGTCTAGTGGGATAAAATTTAGGATTAAATACATGTGGAACACCTGCTAAATCATGGGTTCTTTCCATATAATTAACATTGCATTCTTTATGTAGCTTCTCCTTGTCCCAAAAGAAACGCTCGTCTGCCTTTACTAAAACCGTCTCTCCACTTTTAAGTAAAGAGGTCCTATCTGGAACAACCAATAAAGACGCCTCTATAGATTCAGAAAGTTGTATTACCTTATCAAACAAAGGTGATAAGTTTTCCCAATACTCTGTAAGGTCGTACTCTGGAATCATTTTAGTCCTTTGAACCAGAAGCTCATCTACATAGGGATTACTTTTTAATATATCTTCTCCAACAGGAGATACATTAACGCAAACTCTGTACCCTTGTTCCTTTAATAATGGCAATATCGAACTGACTTGCAACATGTCTCCAAAAGCCCCGTATCTAATAACACATACAGTCTTTTCTTCTCGAACACCCCCAAAATCATCTGGAGTATATTCGCTCAGTTCCCTTTCGGGAATATTTATTATTTTCACTATTTCTTTAGAACGCCCATCCTGCTATGACGCCGCTTCCTCTCACCATTTGTCCGTTAACTCTACCTTCGTTATTTGTTCTTCGTTGATCATACCTAAAATCCATAGACCTCTCATCAAATAATTGAGAGCCACTAGTGTATCCTTTTAAAACAGCTTCAGTATGACCATACCCCATCTCTGGGGTTTCAACTTTACCGCCAATGAATGCTTCAATTGAATTCATTCTTTTGCCCATTTTAGTATCCTCATATGGATTAGGGGCGGTTTCCCGCCCCATCACCAATTAACTTAACGCCATTCAAACTTTCCACGATCAGTGGATATGTTTGATTTAGCAATACCCTGTGGCATCTGAGCCTTACCAATACTGTCCATACCTAGAGATTTTAAAGACTCTCCAGATATGTCCTTCTTTTCGATAAGACCATTCTGATTAACCGTAGGGTGATTTCCTGCAGTATCTTTAGCCATAATAGACCTCCTTAATACCACTCAACAACAACATACGGATAACCCATACCAGCTTCAGTACCGGCATCTACCCCAACAACTGGAGTACATTCGATCTGAGTATCTGCCGGAATAGCCTCTACGATGATAGCATTCGTATCATTTTGGATATTGAATGTATCAGTTAAGAGAGTACCGTCCGAAATGTTGAGTTTGCAATAAGCATCTGCATCACTAGTAGTTCCAACCTGAAATGATGCATCTGTACTATCACACGCGAAAGTCTCCGTAACCTCAATGCCAACATCAATAATAGTTCCCTTCTTACCCGTTGGCCCCTTAAAGGAGAAAACGGTAGGTGTACCATTACCTAAGTCTTGACTAGCACCAGATTGGATTCGCGTAGTTATAGGATTTGAATAACTCATAATATGCCTCCTAAGCTGCGCTGTCCCACATCACAATACGTGACTGGGCCTGTTGCGTGTGTGTTATGCCAAATCCGCCAAGGTAGTACCATGCGACGCCGCGATCCCTTCCGTAATCCCCAGGAATTTTCCCGCGAATTTCTTCAGGAACTGCAATTGCCTCAGCAACAGTATCCTCGCCAAAGAACAAAGCCCAATTGGAAAGACCGTTTGTCCAAGCTGTAGCAGCCGTGGACATACCACCCTTAGCAATATTGGTTTGCTCTACGAATCTAACGCTTTCGTAACGACCTATTTCGCCATTCATAATCATCTGAAAACCAGGATCAACATACTGCTTGATTGATTCTAGATCATCTTTCAGAGTACGCCATGTCGTTGGCCATGCCAAAGCGTAGTAATCATCATCAGCATAAGCCGGGATGTTACGCTCTTTCATGATATCGACAATTAACTTAACATGCTCCTGTTGAAAAGCAATATTATTAGTTACCGTACATGCCGTGTTAGTTGTCAACGTAAGAGCTGTAACGCTTGTCCCACCTGTGGGTACTACACGTAAAGCACACGCATTAAACTGAGCAGCAGCAAGAGTATCAAATGCCTTCTTGGCATCGTTCTTCAATACTTTCCTTACTACCTCAGCCACTGGCTGCTCAGAGAGATCGTCTAACTTGCCCGTCCACGGTACAGAGTTACCTGCTTCCGTGATCGTCATTGTTCCCTGAGAGATAGTGAATGAGGTTTCTGGGACTGTATTGGTTTCTACTAGTGTGCTGCCTTGAGTGGCAACATCACTAAACACGTTCCAATGGAATGTATCACCTCGGTGAAGCCCCTGATGCGCTGCGTCTTTTACGTCGCAGAACTGACGGAACTTTACCATTGGCTGAACTGCCATCCTAAGAAGGCGACTCAGATTTAAGGCATACATATAACCACCGGAGGTGCTAACTGACCATACTTGTCCAGCCATAATTACCTCCTATAGAAGTTATAAAATTTGGCCTCTAGCTTTTCTCATCTCCTGAACTATTTCAGAAGATGTCATTGGAACTTCATCAGAACCAATGTTAGCAGAAGCCCTTGCAGATTTTGGTTGTCTCACAATTTTTTTCTTGCGCTCCAACCTACCATTTTGATTAGGCACTGTACCAGCCCAATCGCGAGTATACTCAGCAGCCGCTTCTATAATTTGATTAGGTGTCCAATCAGGATTATCCTTGGTTAGGGTGACCGTCTTATTATCAGCGATTGTTCTAAGCTCTGGAGATTCTGCTATATCAGGATATTTATCTTCAAAAGACTTTACAGCATCTTGAAGGCTTTTATGATAAACATTTTCTCTTTGCTTTTTTACTGCTCTTTGTCTACTCTGGTCATAGGACACAATTGCCCTATTTACAACCTCTTCTACATTCTGGGTAGCGTTACCGCGCCCACTATTCGACAAGGTTTTTAACAAACGAGCTGCCTCAGCAGCGTCATCTTCAAACAAAGCGGTGTGATATTTTTCAACTATCTCATCAACATCACTTGCTTCGCTTTCTTCAGGCGCGTCCTTTTGGGGTGGCTGCCTCTTTAGGTTTTCCGCGTACTGGCGTAATTGCTGTTCTCTAGCCATTAACTGCCTTTCTTTTGCGGAGGCTTGCTCAAATTTAATTTGAGAAGCTTTATCTTTTTGGTGTGAAGATTTTAAAGAATCAAAAGAAACATCAACTTCTTCTCCGTTGACTTTAATTCTAGTTTTCCATTCTTCTCCATCATGCCATATTGGAGTTTCTGGAGCTTCCTCTTCCTCTTCAAAGCCCTCTTCAAGTACATCTTGACTTCTTCGCTCGTAAATTTCTTCTAAAGCTTTTTGTCTACTAGAAGGGTTTAAATTAACCTCTTCTACAGGTGCGTCTTCAGAAGTCTCAACAACCTCTTCTAACGCATCCGTCTGGGTAGCGTTATAATTTTCCATTTTATTTACCTATGGTTCTAGTTCACCGGATGTTTTGTATCTTGAAATAGTCTCTGCGTTTTCTCCGGTAGTAATCACAGAAGCTAACCATTTTAATATATTTATAGGACAAGATAATTTATCACTAATATCNCTATATGCTTGAATCTCTTTTTCTGGAGAAAANCTCCAGCGAGACTCAGACATTTTTTGTAGTTCTCTTATACCATCCTTATATTCATTAGTGGCTCGTTCTACTATAGCTTGACCAATGG